AGCTTGTGCAACTACATATACAGCCGAACCTGAGGTAATATAAGCATTACCTGCATTTGTTCCTAGACGATTACGTGCTACTGTTAATGAACCTGTACCACCACCTGCTGTAACTGTCATTAATTCTGTGGTAAATCCTAGTCCTGAAGTAGTGTTAGCAGTAAACACCATGATCATGCTACCAGTCGAAATACCAGTACCACTTGCTACTGCTAATGATGTAGTACCTGGTGACAAGTTTGATGTAGATACTGTTGTAGTTGGGCCGTTAGCTGATGTTGGAGCATAGATAATAACAACATTCTGACCAACTGAGAAATTAGAGCTATTGGCTACAGTTAGACCACGTTGGTTTTCGCTGGCTACGTTGGCTGTTACATAGGTAGTTGCTGGCGGACTTGCTACATATGGGTTCCATGTAATTGCAAAGTCACCACTGGTCCAGTTAGGCTGATTGTTGCCTGCCATACCGTTGTTACTGATAACTACAGAAGTTTGTGAGTTAGAAGTAATTGCAGTTCCTGTAAATCCAACATATGAAATAATGTTAGCATAAACATCTGAACCCGGAACTTCATAGATACTTGGGTTATCGTTATTAGTAAACAAACTTTGCCATTTGGTATTTTGTAGACCATACTCAAAGTCAGCGTCAATTAATGACTGTGGATTAGCAACACGCATACGTTCAACAGCATCTGTAGCAAATGGACGTTGTGCTTGATAAGCAGCTTCAACGTAAATAGCTAATTTGTCAGTACTACTCAAACTTGAAGTATTTGTGTTCAATGTAATTGTAGTTACACCGTCAATACTTGTTGGAAAATTAGCATTCGGACCGCTGGCCCAAGAAATAGTACCACTAAGTGTAGTATCAGCAAAGTTATAAATGAACGTCTGAGATGTTGCATCTAAAATTGCTAATACCTGAGCTGAACCATAGTTGCCTGGTATTTGTACGTATCCTAAACCTGCTGTGTTTGGTGAAAATACGTATTGTTTAATCTGTTGTCTTGCCATCTTTTATGCCCCAAAAATAAGTGAGTTTGCTAACAATGTAGCTTTTGTAGTAGTTGCCAATGTGCCATACTGTACTGTGCCCGGAACGAACATTGAGTTAGTAAGTGTATTGTTACTTGGTATACCAGTATTTAATACATCTCCGTAGACCATGACAAAAAAGTGTCCTAGTAAACTCGAACTAGGAGCAGTTGCAAAAACTATAGTAGTTCCGCTAAAATAATAATCAACACCTGGATTAAGTATTGCTCCATTGGCTACTACAATAGTAGCATAGGGGTTACTAACTGTATAACTCTTTCCAGAGACTGTTGTATTAAAAGATGATAAGCTACCGTTAAATTGACTTGAAATATCATCTAATTTAACAAAATTACCTACCTGTGGTGTTTGACCTAAGTATGACATGTTTTCCCCTAAACTCTTCCGACTACAACTTCAATCACGCTTTCTAATCCATCGTGATCTTCTAATGCTTTACCAATTACTGATCCAATCACTGGGTTAGCTTCTGCACGGGCATAACCATTGCCGGCACTTACCATCATGTCACCTTTCTTAACTATACCTTGTACTCGGCAAGGAACACGTCCTGTAAGAGCAACACTAACTGAAAATTGTCCATTTAGTGAATCGTATGCTAGGTCTTCATTCATTAAGAAAGCAGGTTTAGTAGAAACAACACCTGCTATAGTAGTATCCATATTAGTTGTACTTTGTGTTACTTCGTATGCACCACCGAATGATACCACAGTACCTGGAGCATAGTCGGCATCACCGATATATTTTTCTGCAACGTCAGCGTATTGTGCATATTGTGCTGTGGCAAAAATTGTATTAAATCCTGCACCACTTGCACCAATATTACCTACTCCGCCAGTGCCACCATTACCGATAGCAATACTACTGTTTTGTCCATTAACATACATTGTTCCTTGTACACCAACACCACCGCCTACCACTAATGCACCAGTAAGTGATGTAGTTGATTGCGTAGTTGCTGTAACATTCGCATTGCCGATCCATAAGTCTGCATAGACATAACTACCGTCGTTAGTTGTAACTAATGTACCTGGTTGTGTGACTAAGTTAGCAAATAATCTATAACGTTTGTCTGATTGCGCACGATATAAACCTGTGTAACGTTGTGTTGTACCGTCGTTGTATGTACCAACAAAACCTTGGTCAACAGAGTCACTTACGTTTGTGTTAGCTAAAAACAAGAAAGGTGTATTAACAACTAAACTATTTGTACTTGTGGTATTAAATGCCCCTGCTACAGTTAATCCGCCAGAGATAATCATACTACCACCAACGTTTAAGCTCTTAGCAACACCCATACCTCCTGCTAAAATAACAGCACCCGTTGCACTACCGGATGAATCTGTAGAATTAGTAACATGCAATGTACCAGCAACATATTGTGATCCACTGATACCAACACCACCATTAACTACTAAAGCACCCGTAGTTGAACTTGATGAAACCCCTTGTCCGCTGTCACTCATGGTTACACGAGTATTACCTGCTAAAGTAAATGCTAGACTGTTGGTGCTTGGCCAGTATATACCTGTAGAAGCCGCCGCAGTTGAATAAAGACTTGGAGCAGTAGTTGTTCCTACAGGAAAGGCATTTGCACTAAGATATACAGTATTAAGGCTACCAGCAATAAATGTTACACTAACATTATTAGTACCTGCTGTAGGGGCATTGCCTGAAGTAAATGTCAGTGTAGTTCCGGCCGCTGTATAACTAACACCAGGAATTTGTAGTGTATTACCTACCTGTACAATAATATCAGATGCCTGACTAATACCCTGTTGTAGAGAAAATTGTAATGTAGAACCAGTGCCACTAAAATATTGTGTAGCAGTACTTAAAGTCTGTTGAACTGGTTTTAAACCAACATAAGACATATTATGTAATCTCCATGATGCTCATATATGCATCAACTGATCCAGATGCTGTACTAGATACATAAATGCTGTCATTTGACTGTAATACCATCTTCTGATCACCACCGACTATAACTAATGTACCACCTGCTGAAATCGGTGCGCTTTTAACTAAGTTAACATTACCCGAAGCAGTATTAACGTATGCTGTTGCACTAATTGTTGATCCCGAAGTATTTGCTATTGAGAACCCAACCACAATAGTTGTAGTAGCTGGAGTATAGTTGACTACATAGCTACCTACTTGGGTTGCAGTTGTACCAACGTTTGCGCTAAATTTTCTATAAAATGTATTTGCCATCTTGTTTTCCTATTAACCACCTAATGCTATTGCTAATGCTGTGGCATCAGCTTGAGATGCTGCATTTATGCCTTTAATTGTTTCTGCTACTAAAACTGTAACTGTATTTGCGGTTATAAGGTTAGCCGTTAAACTTGCTACTGTTTCGTTTAGACTCACTGTTAAATTTGCCACTGTTTCATTTACTGCAACGTTGATCACGTTGGCAGTTTCGTTTGACATGGTAGTATTACCAACAATGGTGGTAGCACCTTGTACTATAAGATTACCTGCAATTAGTACATCGCCTGTTGCGGCTGTGATAGTCGTAGATCCGACTGTTAGTCCATTATGGACTACGAAGTTTTGATTAGCCACTGTTCCATATCTCCCAAATAGCTTTATTAAAGTTATTTATGCTATTTTTAAAAAATGTCTAGCCAAAAAAATAGCACCCGAAGGTGCTATTTTAACTTAAACTAATTTAGTTTAGTAGTGCATACCCGGTTGTGGGTTATTAGTTTCTTCTTTAGGCAAATCATAGATTGCACAATCAGAAGTTAATAATAAACCAGCAACACCAGCGGCATTTTGTAGTGCGCATCGTGTGACCTTAGTAGGATCAACAATACCCATTTCAATCATATCACCATAGGTATCATTAGCAGCATTAAATCCATAGTTAGCAGTACCACCGGCTACAGCATTAACTACAACTGACGATTCTCCACCTGCGTTTTCTACAATACTACGTAATGGAGCTTCAATAGCACGTAGGACAATGTCAATACCAACTGATTGGTCATGGTTCTCACCTTTTAATCCCAATACAGCCTGTTTAGCACGTATTAGTGCAACACCACCACCTGGTACAATACCTTCTTCAACTGCGGCACGTGTAGCATGTAGAGCATCATCGACACGGTCTTTCTTTTCTTTCATTTCAACTTCTGTTGCAGCACCTACTTTGATCACAGCAACGCCGCCTGCTAATTTAGCTAGACGTTCTTGGAGTTTTTCTTTTTCGTAATCTGATTCGGCTGAATCAATTTGTGTACGAATCGTATTAACACGTGTGTCGATATCTTCTTTAGCACCACTACCATCAATAATAATAGTATTGTCTTTGCTAATTTCAATACGTGCCGCTTGGCCTAGATCTGCTAAAGTAACTGAATCAAGTTTGTAACCTAATTCTTCAGCAATTACTTTACCACCAGTTAATACTGCAATATCTTCCATCATTGCTGTACGACGATCACCGAAACCTGGAGCCTTAACAGCCGCAGTACGAATAACACCTTTCATGTTATTAATAACCAATGTTGCTAATGCTTCGCCCTCTAGGTCTTCTGTGACAATAAACAATGGACGAGCCGCTGAGCGTACTTGTTCTAAGATAGGAAGAATATCTTTGATAGAACTAATTTTCTTGTTGAATAACAAGATGTATGGATTTTCTAATTCAACAATTTGTTTCTCTGGATTAGTAATAAAATAAGGACTTAGGTATCCCCTATCAAATTGCATACCTTCTACTACGTCAAGTTCCATAGCAAGACCATTTGCATCTTCTACAGTGATAACGCCTTCGCGTCCAACTTTGTCCATGGCCTGTGCAATAATTGAACCAATTTCGTTATCGCTGTTAGCTGAAATAGTACCAACTTGTTCAATACTGGCTGTAGAATCACAAGGTACAGCAATCTTTACAAGTTCAGCAACTACAGCGTTTGTAGCCATATCAATACCACGTTTAAGATCCATTGGGTTCATACCAGCGGCCACTGCTTTATTACCTTCTTTGACAATAGACTGTGCTAGGACAGTAGCTGTAGTAGTACCATCGCCTGCTTGGTCGGCTGTTTTACTTGCTACTTCCTTTACAAGTTGTGCGCCCATATTTTGTAGCTTATCTTCTAATTCAATTTCTTTAGCCACAGTTACACCGTCCTTGGTAATATGTGGGCTACCATATGATTTAGCAATAATAACATTACGTCCTTTAGGACCTAGTGTTACTTTTACTGCATTTGCCAAGGTGTTAACACCTTCAATCATTTTTGTGCGAGCGTTCTCGCCAAATTGTACGTCTTTAGCTGCCATATCTTAGTTCTCCTCAATAACTGCGTAAATTTCTGATTCTTTTAGAACAAGTAATTCTTCACCTTCAATTTTTACAAGTTCACCTGTGTTTTTGCCAAACAACACACGGTCATTAACTGTTAATGACATTGGAATTAGAGTGCCTTCTTCTGTTCTGCGTCCTGCACCAACAGCTAACACTACGCCTTGATCTGGTTTTTCTGCTACGTTGTCAGGGATAAAAATACCGCCTGCTGTTTGTGTGTCTGCATCGACACGTTTGATTACTACACGATCGTGTAATGGATTTAATTTCATTTCTTACTCCTTAATTAAGCAAATAAAATATATGCTACGCCCTATATCAGGCACGAAACATATAGTATAATACAGACAACTATTTAAGTCAAAAGTTTTGGTGACTAAAGATTTTCTAAATCCGTTAATTGGATTTGGTAAAGTTTTTTCCAACGTTGATGGTCGTCGCTACCATAGCGTACACCCATGGTATATTCAACATGTTCATTTAGTAGAATAGCAGTAGGAGTACCATGGCTTACAATTAGATTCAATTTTTCAGCTTCTTCTAATACCTGTGCTTTGGTTAGAAGATATAGGTCTACAGTAATATTTTCACTATCTGTATCATCTACGTGACCATATAGATAGTAGTCAATTTCCTGCCAGAAACGATGTTGTAGGCCTGTTGGGCCAGTGTCAGTGCGAATGCACCATTTTTGTTCAATGTATTTGCCACTTAGTGTAAGACTATCACCACGATCTGCTTTGGCTTTTAATCTAGTCCAACCAAACTGATTATTGATCCATTTCTCAAATTTCGGACCGTATTGTTGCGCACTTGGATATGTAGCACTGATCAATGCCAAGTCTTCTAGACTAAGGTCCATACCCCAGTTTGATTTGCTGTACATTTTTTTAATTAATTTTTTCTGTTTGTGAGCCGCTACTGCCATTGCGCGATCAAAATTTGTTGTCATATTAGTCTTTCATAATAGATTAGAAGAAACCCGCCGAAGCGGGTGGTTGTTTTGGTAACAAGGTAAGTCCTACCCCGGACGTTGCAGTTTCTTAGGCTGCTACAGCTTCGGTACCACGAGCGAAGCGGAAGCCACGACCCATAGATACTTTAACTACGTCTTTAGTATTTGCGTTTGCATTTACTTGAGTTTGCGTTTTACATCCACATGATGTGTTGACCCTTATCCTATCCCGCCACGTCGAAACCAAATACACCCCCACTCAAGACACTTTTTCAAATGCCCTCAGTGGAGGTGGCCGGGGTCGAACCGGCGTCCGCAACGATATTACTTTAGAGCTTATACAACAATTCTTTAATACAATACTTATCTAGGTATTAGGTTTTACTACCACTTCTGGTGCTCGTATAGTCATTGGGTTCTTATCATCAGTCCAACGTGCTTTATTAGGACTAAACAACCTCTGTCTAAAGCTGGCCATTAGGCCTGGACCCCAATAGGTACTAACCATACTTTCTGCAAATTTATCATACTCTGGGTCAGTGAATCTAGTCCAACAGCCTTCATGTAGCGCAGGTCCTGACTCTGACTCTGTAGCATAGGCCCTATAGGGATAATCTGAAGTTTTAACTCGACAATCTTCTAGGGTTAATACAATGTACCCGCCACTGTCATTTGGCATGTACATTTCAGTTGGTTCATCTGCCATTGCAGACAATGACACTAATAGTGCAAGTGTAGCGATCCTCATAACATATCCTCCATAGTAGCGGTCGGGATAGAATCGGGATCGCTATACCAGTATTTACACCTTAGGCAACGATTCCTGCACGTGTTTTGATAGCCTCAATGCTTAATGCACTCTTAGGACGGCTTAATTTAACAGCATAATTATGATTGTATTTCTCATCTGCAAGTGTAATAGCTTCTGCAAAACGAGGAGTATCCATTAATGTTGTTGCTTTTAAGTGTGTAACTGCATCAGCTTTAGACAGCGGTTCTGGAAGTTCATACAATTCGATATCAGTATGACCATCTTTGACCAACATCTTAACACGGCTAACAAAATCATTAGCAAAACGCACTTTGGTAACACCGTTAAGTGTCGAAACTCCAACTACTTTAAACATATTTTTCTCCTACAAGTTAATATTATACTGCTCAGTTACTATTATACTACCAAAATATCAAAAAGTCAACCAAATTATTCATAAATCCAACCTAAATTTTCAATGTTATGGATCCAAGTATAAATTGGAGTTGTAAATTCCAAAGTCCAAATACCATTCCACCCTAGATAGGTATGATTAGTTAACTCTGGTTCACCTTGTGTGTGATGTGGGTAATTTGGTCTATATATCCCAGACCAACCAAACTTAGGATTGGTAATACCATTGAATTCAATTTCCTCAATTACTACTGCAGTATCATAGCCATTGGCCATATCTGAATCTAGGTCAGTCTTGCCCAGTAGTTCAACTTCAAGGTGATGTACACCTGCAGGCTTATTCAGATGATAGTAATAGGTTATAGTATCCCTTAGAGAAGTTTGTCTATACTCCCCATCTAGTCCAACTCTAACCGTGGGAGGTTCCCTAAACCAAATTGGTTTTAATTTAACTACAATATTAACTGGGTAGGTTCTTTCCACGTGTAAACTCTTCTGTTAGTTCTGGATATAATTCCACTGCATCAAATCCATAGACCTTGTCCCACTTTAGGCAATGCTCTACCAAACTATTAGTTCCCGGCCGGAATGTCGGGGTTGTTTCTAATAGATTAAGTGCTTGGATAACCTGTAGTTTAATTGATTTCTGATAGTTATGAGGATCACTTTCGTTAAATGGTGCCGTGCTGACATCGGCTAACTTGGTCATAAGTTCTGCATATCTAAGTTTGTATGCTTGTTTTACCCCTTGTGGCAATGCCGATACACTTAGATAATCAGGATTGGTAACAATTAAACTTTTAATTAAGAATTGATGGTCTAGACAATATTCTAATAAAGTATGATAGTATCCAATGCTTAATGCACTGATCGCAGGCCGTAATGTAATTGAAATCGAATCATTACATAATTCTTTATAACGTTGTATATTCGTCAAGACGTCTTGTAGTTTAGATCCTTGACGAATATAGTCATTGTGTTTGGTCACAGTTTCTATACTAATTTCAATTCCTGTACGAGGAAACTTTGACAATTTTTTAATTAGGTCAGGTTTGAATACTGTGCCATTGGTTACAAAACTAAATGACACATCGAATCGTTTATGTAGAGTCATAAAGTCCACCAGCTCTTCAAAACGATTAGTCAGCAGTGTTTCTCCGCCCATTAGATGTATGTTTTTAAGATGGGGTATAGATAAGAGATCATTTAAGAATCTAGTCCAAACCTCTGAATCTTTAGTCCAATCAGTACCTAAGAATTGTCGATGTTCTGCATGCCCCCACTTGACCATTTGGGTAGCAATAGTACTACTTGCACCACTCCAACACATCTTACAGGCCAAGTTACAATAGTTGCCTAGGTCAATGTGTAGATCGACTGGTAGGGTATTAGTAAGACCATCCATGCCTTCACTGAATTTAAAATTATCATAGTGCGGGCTTTGTTCAAAACTGTCATAAAACGCAATTTCTGTAAATATTGCACTCTTATGGTTAGCACGATGTCTGCGACTTGTGCCACCAAATTCTGTTTCGTTATAACAGCGATTACAAACAGGAGTTCCACTATTGTCTAATACGTCTAATCGAAATTGCCTTACTGGTTTGCTGTTAAACCAATCATTCAACGACATTGTTTTGATATTGTACTGTGAGGCTTTTGAAGGAGGATATAATTTCATATCCTCTTGACAACAGATGCCGAGACTCCCATCCCAATAGATGTGAGCCTCGTACCATGGTGTATTACAAAATACGTTTGTATTGGCCATTAACGCTGAGTAATTACTTCGTCGGCTAGGCCGTAGGCTACTGCTTCTTCTGCTGATAAGAATGTATCAAACTTCATAGTTTCAAACAGTTCATCGTAGGTTTTACCTGCGGTATTGTGCTTGACATACAGTTGAGTTAGACGTTCATTTAAACGCTTGCTTTCTTCCATTGAACGCACAGCATCTTCAAACTGTAGTTCTTGTACGTGTACACTACCACGTGTACCAGGAGTACCTGAACTCACACGGTGAATCATTGTACGGCTTTCTGGTAGAACAAAACGTTTACCTTTGGTACCCGCCTGTGCTAGGAAACTTCCCATACTACATGCTTGACCTAAAACAATAGTTCTCACATCAGGTTTGATAAACTGCATAGTATCATAGATAGCCAAACCAGCAGTTACACTACCACCTGGACTATTGATATAGAATAGGATGTCTGTTTCTGGACTTTCACTTTCTAGGTATAACATCTGTGCTACGATTGAACTGGCAGTATGTTCATTAACATCAGTGTCTAACATTACAATACGATCTTTAAGTAGACGTGAATAAATGTCATAGGCACGTTCACCTTGACTTGTGCGCTCTACTACCATTGGGACTAAATTTGACATACTGTTCCTTTTGTTTTATTTAACGGCGTTCTTGCTTCTCTTTACAAAATACGCACAAGCGACAACCAGGAATTGCTAGGCGACGTGCTTCTGGAATTTCGTCACCACACTCTTCACATTCTTCCAAACTCGGTTGTGCCGCTTGCTCTGCTAATTTGCGACGAACGTCTGCTACAGCATTCATATTATTATGAATAGCATGAAGCTGACCAAACTCTTCTTCAGCTAAATTATTCATGAAGTTATCATCTTCTACTATAAGTTGTTTCATTTTACCTTCTTAATGATAAATAATACTATGTATTATATATTCAAATAATACAAAAGTCAAGAAAATTGTCCTTCGCGATACTGGTAATATCCAAGGACTCTATTACTATATAGGAGTAACAGCATGAATATTTATTCTATCTATAAAGCCACTAACCTTATTAACGGAAAATCCTACATAGGATTTGATGCCTGTTGGCCTACTCGACAAAAAGATCATAAACGAAATTATACTAAGAAAAATAATAAATTCTATGCTGCAATTCGTAAACATGGATGGAAGAATTTTAAATGGGACATTCTGTACCAATCCAATGACAAAGTTTATACTCATAAAGTTATGGAAGAACATTTTATAAGAGAATATAATACCCATTGCGATAGTGGGCACGGCTACAATATGTCGTACGGTGGCGACGGCGGAAACAGGTCTATAGAGACTATAGAAAAAATGAAATACAACGCTGTTAATCGATCGCCGGAATATCAAGCCAAACTCAATGGGCAATTTGAAAAAGGCTGCATAGCATGGAATAAGGGGATGGTCGGTGTTTGGAAAAGGACTGAAGAGTTTAAAGAAAATCTTCGCAAACCGAAGTCTGAAAAATTTAAAGAAAATCTGCGGAAACCCAAACCCAAGGTTGTGTGTCGCATTTTTGATAGAAAGGAAATGGCTATACAACATTATTCACAATGGATTAACCGATTATCTCAGTAATCACTCTTTATGTTTTTAGGTAAAACCGGTCTGTCAACGTCAAGCATATTTAACCTAGTATATAGTATGCTCAACAAATTCTTTACTGACTGTTCTGTTCTGGTACGATACTCATCAGTAATACCTGGATTGGCAACCATAATGCGTCCAAGTTCGTGCGCTTCTGTGATAGCTCGTTGTAGAGTTTCTAGTTCTGTCAACCAAAATAATGCCAAAATAAACCAGCGACGGCAGTTAACATCATAATGCCATTAACTACAATTAGACTAGGTTTACGCCAACGGATGCTAACGGTTAACCAACACACTCCACCAAAGCACAATAAGATTGGACCTTGGGGATAGTAGCCCAAGCTGTTTACGGCTGTGCCTAGAATAAGGATAGCAGTGCCTAGCCATTCTAACCATTGATTGACGCGATTATTTTCCATTAAAACGCAACCGTACCAAGTTCAACATATTCAAGTTCTTCTAAGGCTTCTTGTTCGCTGTCAAAGCCACATACATCATAGCCGGTAGCATAGTGCTTGACATACCAACGACCATTGCCTGGACTTGCTTCGGTGTCAATACCAACTTCACCAACGCCTTGAATTACTTTTTTTACTAGATCCATTGTTTGTTCCTTAGTTTGTAATTACACAATCACCGCTAACACGCACTAATTTATGTGTGTTGGCATCTTCTAAGAACCAACCATCACTGCCCTGTTCAGTAGCAATTTTACCAGTGCTATCTCCTTCGTAGATGGTTTTACCACCCGAATAGCAGACAATATGACCAGCACTACCAATAGTAGTAATTTGTTTGAGTTTAGCATCAGTACATGCTGTCACTGATACTGCTAAGATAATTAATAATAATTCACGCATGTTATTTTCTCCTTATGCTGTCGTTAATAAGTTCGGCTATATCTTCGTTTTTGTATGCCCAACCAGTGAATGTGTTCATAGCCATTTCAAAATGGTCATTAATCAAATTCACGACCTTTGTTAAGACCACTACTGCAATTACCAATGGTAGTGTAATCAGTGCCACTGCCCAAAATAAGCATTTACGCATTATAATTGTCCTTTATTATAAACTACAGCCCAAATAATCCAAGCCGCCAATGTACCCCAGGTACCTACAGCCAGCAACGTGAACAGTACGTTAAGTAAGAATGTTTTCATTATCTACCTGTGCCCCATCCGCGCCACTCACTACCATCGTTGCCGTGATACGCTGTAACGCCGCTGTCCTCATTATAACCAATCAAGTCGAAGATGTATTGACTCCATACCCTAACAAATACAATTGGAGTGATCTTAGCTGGATCTGCTGTCTTACGGTTAACTGCAATTAACCATAGTGTTACATCAAATGCTAGGACTATGCCACGGATGATGTGATAGACAAAGTATGCTAAAATTAAACTAACAATACCTAAGAAAAATACACCCGATATTTCTAAAAAGTTCATGTCAAATTCCTTTATTAAAATTCTCTAATTTCGAGATAATCTGACGCATCGTTGTAAAAACGATCAGCTACCCAAGCCATCGGGTCACCATCACGTGCTTTAGCAGTACCATAAGGCATCATTCCGTTAGACAAATAGTAATCATACAGTGCTTCGTATAAGTTGTCTGACATGTCGTCACCTTTAAGGAATGACTTAACATCATTTAAATGCTGTTCGATTAGTGCAGCCATTGCTATGTACAATTTGTTCATACGTCTTGCTCCTTATTAAGTTTACAAGTGCTACTATAGATTCTTTTAACCAAAATGTCAAGCTCTTTTTTTAGGTTTACTTAACATAGCCATGGTTACAATACCAAAGTTATCTGGATCTTTGAAGTAGAGACGACCATCTTTGTATTGCCAAACAGCCTCTTCATCAACTACCCACGGATATTGCCCAGTGTGCTACCACTTTTCTGCCAACGTGGACTCCGACGATAGTAACACTTACCTAAAACTTCGCGACATAGTTTTTGTGCGTGTGTTTTGAACCCTTGCGGTACAGCAATTGAATAGGGTAAGGCCTTTTCAAGTTTTTTAAGTGTTGGTTCGTATGCGTAGCGTTTCATTTATATCGAACCCAAGCATATTTGTGCTGTTGCTCTTTATGACCACTCATGAATATACCATATATAATTGCCGGCGCAGCCGCAATAAACAAGGCAGTTGAAAAATCTATAGAAAATAATGTAATTGCGTAGATTAACACACTTAATATCAACCACACTACTATGCTAAGACCTAGTGCTTCGGTACCTGAATAGGTTACTGTGGTTGTTTTGCTTATTTCTTTTTCTGCGCCACATCCACGGCAGACAGTTGCTCCATCGGGGATAAATGTAATACAATACGGACAATATTCTTTCATAGTTTTTCCTTACCAACTTGAGTTGTAAAATACACGTAGGCCTAAGAACAATTGACTGCGTGCTTCCTTGATAAACTTCAAGTCATCTTCGTAGTAGTAGTCATCTTTTGGATCACCCCAGAAGAACCCTGTTGCTTCAACACCTTTAACACGACCACGTTTAAG